CATCACTTGACGACCTTCTTCTGTCTGTGTTAGCTCTTGAGTAATACCATCTATTGCCTTATCTATCATGCGGTATGTATCGCTGTCAGTCCCACTTTCTCTCGCAGCAGATTCTTTGAGCTGGCTTATCTGACTTGCAGTTAGCGTAGCACCACCACCTAGCAAGAGCATAATAGTAGTCTGCGTAGCAGTTACGGGAAATACCTCTTGGAACGCTTGCACTACGCCTATTTTGCCTTCTCTCAATCCAGCATCCGCTTCTACCTTAGCCTGCCCCATCTGTGTAATAGTTTCCGTGCCGAGTTCCTGAGCATATTCGACCGCAGTATAACCCAACAGTTTTATGATACTTGCAATTATCTTATCATCACCAACAACCCCTTTGATGGCTTTCATAAAGCTACCGCCAGTAACAATCTTCCCGAATATTAAATTACTGGCAGCTTCAGGTACAGCTTCCCATAAACCATATTCTCTAGCCTTAGATTCAAAGCCCGATTTTAGCCTACTTTCCTCTTCCTGTGTCAGCCCTCTACCAGTCGCAGCTATTTGCTCATCATTCTTAGCTTCAAGATAGGTCTGAGTAATATCAAATGTTGTCATTTGATACGCTAACGCTCCTGATGTGCCTGTAAATGCTGCCCATCCAAGTGTAGGATTGACTGCACCTAGCGGGATTCCAAGTGCAGAACTACCACCCATAGTTATAGCCGAATATGGTAAACTCTGGTAAGTTCCAACTACTGTCTCTGGTGTTAGAACGCCCGCTATCTTTGAACCCTTAGCACGTCTGGTAAGATTTTTCAGTAAAACATCTCTACTTTTTTGGGCTTCTTTCCTTAATTGTTGGGCTTCACCTTGATTGACAACCGATGCGGAGCCGAACCCACCAAGCGAACTCAGACTTGCATATGCTTCAGGGATTAGTTGTTTAGCACCACCCAACACTTCACCAGCATACCCATATTCAGCCCTAACCGCTTTCTTTCTGGGAGTTTCCTTCCCGAAGTCTATGGAGCCAATGGAGAAAATCGGTTTATCCCCTGGAGTTTGTTCTATCGGTTGCCGTTCCTTACCGAATAAATCCTCTATACTACCTGCCTGCTGTTGACCTGGGAACGATGGCGTCATCTTACCACTGGCACCAAATGGTTCTTCACCGCTGAAAGGATTGAATGGACTTATATCACGCTGCCTGCCATTGTCTATCCCCCTGAACTGAGGGAACAAGCTCTCAAACTGGCTGAATGGTGTTACCCTATCAGACACGGGATACCCACTTGTGTCCCTATCCTTCTGATATTTCAAGCGCAACTTCTCCATCTCTTTACGGAGGTCAAGCTGCTTCTTGGCTATTCTTTCTACCCAAGTGCTCATCTAAACCTCACCGAAGGGGTCAGCCTGTTTACAAGCCCTGCTCCGGGCTGTCTAAAGTAACGTCTCTTCATCTCTTCCTTATTATATGCACTGTATAGCGGGTCACCGAATACAGGAGCATAATCAGGAGATAATATACCACCTACTTCACTCGGATTAAGTTCAGGACTAGCCAACAACCTGCTATAAGCGTAGGCTTGTGGTGTTGTACCTCTTGAACCGCTTGTAACACCAGCCCACCATCTCTGCCTTCTCTCTCTCATCTCGGGTGTTTGAGCAGAACGCCCCAATTCACCCCTGATAAAGCTCTCTAACCTTGTACCAGGAGCATAGCCAGCACCCTCAGTCAGCCTGTCAACAATACCTTGCCCTGATGGAACACCCCTAGCCTGAATACCTGCCAGTACATTCTCCTCTCTGGCATTCACAACATCCCGCATACTATATTCCCCAGGCAACAAATTAGTTCCGCTTGGACCCTTCAAGTAGTCAATCTTTGCTTGCTGTTGGGCTTGCCGGTCAATCTCGGTCAGTCTCCTGTATATTTCTTCCCCTAATCCTTCCTGATATGGGCTTGACTTCATCGTATCATATAGTTTCTTTACTTGACTTAGTGCCGAAACATCAACCGAAGGATTGCGGCGTACTCTCTCGAATAATCCACCTATCTCATTCGCTTCTTGAATCTTGGCTATCTCACCCTGAAACTGCTGCTTTTCCCTTTCAATTACCCTCTCTACTTCATCAGCCAGATACATCTTGTTAGGAGCGGTATATTCCTTTGTCAACCTGTCCAGTGTCTGTGAGCTAACTTGACCTCTAGCCCCTTCTAATGCCTCAGATATGGCTCCCTTTTCCCCCATTCCCATCACATCTAAACCTGTCATTCCTTCCAAAATACCAGTATAAAGAGTATCAGCTACTTGCTTATCAAGCCCTAATTTACTTATTTTTTTAGCTAACTCAGCCTCGGATGTAAATTGCTGAAGGTCTGCCTTCGTAGCCTCTGGTACTGATAAATAGGCAATCCTTAATGCTTGAGTATCCCATAAATCTTTAGAATCTTGTTGAGAAATGATTCCACCTTTTACCCATTTTGATAGGGTATCATACAAGTCATCAAGTGTTTTTATACCATTTAATGTATCCTCTACATTTGCATCACCAGGATACTCAGGCGGAACAAACCCAGTCTCAGGAACTTCTACATCTATTCCTGGTGAACCAGCAGATACCCATTCCTTATGTTCTTTGCTCATACCCCAATACTCAGACACCTTACCCCATCGCTGTAACCACGATAGAAACTCATCCTCCCCATACGTGCCCATAAACCACTGTAGAAACCCCTCATTTTCAGGCATATTTACACCCCCGTACCAGTAAATCGCTGTGGCTGTGTCGCTTCATTCATAAAATTCATCTGCGGACTAACTACCGATGGCTTATTCTTATTCCCCCCTTCTCCACCTTGCGGTAATAGACTTTCCACCGTAGCCTGCTGCATCATCCTCTGAGCTATTAGCCTCGATATAGACTCATAAGCCAATGCCATCCCTTCATCATCTTTGTCCCTGTAATACTTCGCTATGTTATCATAGTAGAACAAAGGGTCATCCTTCGCCTTCTCTTCATCTATTCTGTCATTCTCTTTATCAGGGTCAGGTACTATGTTGTGCTGTATCCTCGCTGTCCTCCTTGATGTCAACCCATAACTTACCTTCTGTATCGCTGCCGCAAGCTCCTGTGCCTCATCCCTCAACCTGTCAGATACTAACTCACACCGGAAAAACTTGTCCACTACATCCGATGGCTTAAGCGCTGTCTCAAAAAAAGCCTTCTTGCTGTCTACCCCAGCTAACTTAGCCTCACCATAATTACCATCCTTGAACTGCCTGACACCTTCCTCAGCTACCCAAATTAAAGTGGACTCTACCCTCTCAACAAAAGGATTGATGAACTCCAACGCCGCCGACCTTAACTCCGCCGCCAATGCTCCACTACCACTCCTGTTCATGTGCCCTGCTGCTATCGGGTCTAACCCCGCCATTATATCTAAATCTGTCCTTACCCGCTGATATAATATATCACTTACCTTGTTATCAGGAGCATCCGCAAACCCAAGAAACTTCTGCCCCTTCGCAGTATCTAAATATAATACACTGTTCCTTTGCCCTGCCCCATACCCTACCCTATCAAGACTCGGCTTCTCCCCATCACTCTTTAACGAATCATATTCCCCTATTATAACCTTCCTCCCCGAATCTATCGCCTTTGACGACTCTATCGATAATAGCTTCGACTCTAAATCATATACATCTCTCGTGTTCGTAAAACAACTTACCCACGACCACTTCATCGTGTCTGTGTATTCGGTACTCTTCATATACGGCACACTACCACAGGAGTTAATACTTATCGGTATGTACCCTAACCCATGCTTATTCTCATCTATATATTTACCATTGACCGCTACCTTCCATTCATCAGCATCCCAAAATGTGTACATATCCACTAATCCCATCTCATCACTATCCTCCACCTTAAACCCATCCGCTACCTTCCCCCCATATCGCTTTATTAAATAGTACCTGGGCACCTTATCCCAATAACCAAACCATAGCGTCTCACCATCACCCTCTAACCACTGGCAAAACTCAGGGTCATACGTCCTTATATCACACACTGGAGCCCCATCCTTCCCCTCATGCCAATAAACCCCTGCAGCCGTACCCCCTTTTAATACCGCATGACTGGCTAACGCCCCCTGGAGCTTCTTCCCCGATGGCACTAACATAGCCCTCCTATCCGCTGCCCATATACACCCGTTCGCCAACCTCTCTGTGTTCGCTATCTTCTCCCTCATACCCTCCTTCTCATCCTCTACATCCATATATAACTTCATCCACATCGAACTTATTATCCCAATTACCTTGTTCGCTAATACCTTCGGAGAATTTGTCGCTACACTCTCCCATGCACCCTCTTCCTTCGGCATCTCATACTTATACGGACCCCATAACTCAAAATCCCGCTCCTGCTGCACCCGCAACCCTTGTACATCTGTGTTATCCCATAACTTCTTGTATAACGCTATCTCTTCACTTGCTTCCCTTAATGACATATTATACCCCCTTTGCCACTTTCTCTAACCTCTCCCCTACCTTCTTATGTACCTCACCCGCATAACTCTTCCCACCTAAATAACATATGTTGATGTACCTACCATCACTGAGTGTCTTCCTCCGCACCCTACCACCCTTTTTTATACAATTGGTGAAACTTTCAGGCATCTTCTTTACCTCCTTTTACCATCCCACTTGTATCATCCCACTACCACTACCTTTACTCCTTACTGTCTCTGGATTGAATAACGTGCATAGGTAACGAAGCGCTGCAAGTAAATGATATCGCTTTTCGTCTTTTATCTCATTTGTCGGCTTACCCATTTCGTCTAACTTCCACATACAACTGTTTATCTGCCCTAATGTCTGAGATAAATCACTGAAGATGTATATCTTGTTCTTTTCCATCTTCCCCTTTACCCGGTCTATCTGTACCTTCATGCTGCCCGCCCCACTAATATACGGCTCAGCTATCGGCCACCCCTGTAATATGTACTCATTCCTTGACGCATCTTCCTGATGACTACCACCTACCCTTGCCAATACCGTGTACCCTTCAGTTATAACCCTGAAAGCCTGTATATTTTGGAATGTGCTCTTACCTACCACAGGAGCATACTCATTAGCTAAAAATATGTCCCCCGCTGGGTTCTGAGCAGCAAATAAAGCAGCCGGATTGACGCTCCCAAAGTCATGCCCAGAATATACCATCCATTCCTTTGGTATGAAAAACCGCTCTATCTTACATAACATCTCATTGAAACAACCATACACAAGTAGGTTAGCCTCCGCCTCATCTTCCTCAGCTAATATCTCCTTAAGATACGAGTCCCTGCTCATGTCTAACGTTATCTCAGCTAGTGCCTCATGGCTCAGGTGCGGATTGTCAAAGCTAGTGAAATGAAAAGCAGCCCACCTGCCCGTCACATCAGCTTTAGCCATTTTGAACATCTTACTGGCATGACGTGGGTCTCTCGCCCTGGATGTCCCACTGGACTTCAAGCTAGGAGGCGTGTAGATAAACACCGCATTCCCATTGTTGTCCAATAACATCGGAGCCCCTACATCGCCCCATGTGTCTTCAGCCATCAACTGCCACTCATCCAATATGAGTACATCCGCATAATCACCCCTGAGCGTGTTAGCGTTCCATGCTGTCTTTGCTTTGATACGATTCTCTGTGCCTACCTTCTCAATAAACCTCTCGGTCTCATCCTTATGATATGCCCTCGTCTCAATAAGCGGTCTTAAAGCCCTGGTGACCTCATACCAAAACCTGTCAGTCTGCTCACCAGTCGGCGCCGCATACAACACCCGGTGCCCTTCAATAAAGGACTCCACCGCATGAATGGCAATGCCAACCGTCTTGCCACTGCGCCGTCCCGCCTTGACAATCTTCCTCTTGGCAGTTGAGTTGATAAATTCTAACTGCTTCTCATGCGGGTCTCTGGTTGTTACTGTTACCTCTTTAGTCTGAGTAGTCATATCACCAAACCAAGCCTTACTAACCCCTTATACTCACCCCTTCAAGGTAGTTTACTATTACTTTTGGTTTCCATGCCCCTGGATTTGGACTACAGGGCTTGCTAGATACGAATTTACCTACATTATGTCTGGTTCGTATAATCATTGTTATGTAACGATAAGTCCAGGTCTGGCAATTCTCCCTGTGCTATCAGCCAGCGATACCGGTCAGCCAGGTCACACACCTCATCAAATAACTGTACCAGACAGTCATCATACCATATATTGTAGTTAGTCATCCTCTCCAGTCTCAACACCATCTGTATATTGTGGTAGTTCTAGTGGTGGTTTCTCCCTAACTATCAATACCTTGATGTTATTGTAAGTAGGGCTGCCGCTATCTTTGAGTTTGCCGTCAGTGCGGTCCAAAATCTCTTTAACTATAGGTACATAGCCTCTTTTGTCCGGGTTTTGAGCCAGCTCAATCATACCCTCAGCGATAGCAATATAGTTAGGTTTGCCATCTTTGGAAGTTTGGGAGAGTAAATGTTTGATAGCCGATGTGACAGAATAGCCACGTTTTCCAATATCTACGGGAGGATTGCCAGGTCTAAGGTTAGCAAGGGACTTAGCTGGTGGCATGTATTTAGTACGGACTCTTGGTTTTCTCCTTGTCAACGTCAACGGCTTAGTAGACATAATCCATAAATAGCACAAAGGGGGGAATAAGTCAAGTTATAGGTAGGGGACATAGGTAAAGTAAAACAAAAAAAATAAAAGAAGCAGGCAGGGGATAAATCAGGTTCATTTTATCAAAAAAGGGGCATTATACTACTACTATAACGTACGTATATAGAGTATGAGAATAGAAAACAGTTGATATTCTATACAGAATATAGTAGTATTTCTATAAGGAGGTAGAGGAATGAGTAAAATAGAATATCCTCGGAAGAGGGGTGAAGCAGAACTCCAGGCGTTATTATGGTATTTCTTAAGGAAGAGGAAAATTGATGCCAGATTAGAGGTATCGGCAAGGAATGGGCGGTCATACAGGCTCGACATAGTAATATTCAGGGATAAGCAAGCCATTTGTATAGTAGAGTGTAAGTCATGGTCTGCCAGGTATTCAATACTCAGGGCTTACCAGAGGGGCAAAAACACAAAGCAAATACAACGTTACAAGGAAGCATTTAATTTACCGGTTCTTGTTATAGGCAGGTTCAATCAGATAACACCCACCATAGAAGAGATTGAAAAGATATTACGTAGTTAGAACAGATATTCTAGTTCGCAATAAACTATATGATTTTAGTTATGTCAGTCTTCGCATTTTATAATTCATTATGTCTGGTTCGTAAACAAAAAAAATAAAATGAGTGTAAAATAAATGGTTTAGGGTATTGACAAATAGTTTACCTATGTGTATACTTATAAGTATGAAGATAAAACTAAAGAAGCTCCAGTGTAAGCGATGTGGACACGAGTGGACACCCAGGCAATCAGATGTTAGGATATGCCCACATTGTAAGTCAGCATCATGGGAAAAAAGCAGTTGAGGTTATATGAAAAAGGAAACATATATCAAACGCGAAAGAGATAAGATTGCAGAAATAGCCCGTGAATATCGAGAGCAGGGTTATAAGGTATTTGCAGACCTTCCCGACTACCAGCTGCCTTACAGCATCTCCGGTTTTATTCCTGACATCATAGTAGAAACCAGGGGCAAGGTGATTATCATAGAGGTTAAAAGCAGTGGTTCTTTGGAGGCTAAAAACAATGCCATAAGACAACTTGCTCACTACGCGAAAGATCATCCTAACACCCGTTTTGACTTAGTTGTAACTAACCCGAATAGGAGGAGATAGAACATGGAACTATCACAAGCAGACTTAAAACAGATGATTGAAGACAGTGAATGCCCTATAATTGCAGATTGGGACGACATTGTCGACAACTACAAGGGATTGGTCTTTGAGATAAATGACCACGGAAATGTCACACTATGGAACCACTTTAAGAATGGTAATAACAGAGAATTGTCCAGTTTCATATAATAAGGATGTATGAATGAAGAAGAAAAAGGATAAGGATTATGTAACTAAATGGTTCTGTGGAACGATAGAGGGATCAAAGTTCCTATCGGTAATAAATAATAAGGAGGTCGGAATGGAACTATCACAAGCAAGGACAGCACTAAAAGAAATAGACAGAGATACACTAGAGGGACTAATTAAGCGATTTGGTGAAGACTTAGTGACTGCTTATCAAAAGGAAGGTTATGCTTTAGCTGATATGGAGGATGCATCTCAAGGAGAATATGATAGCGATGAGGAGTTTGCCCAAGAGCAGGCAGAGATGTTGGGCGAAGTTGATAGGAATTTATCCTGGCCAATGAATTGCATAGATTGGGAATGGGCTGCTCGTGAGTTAATGATGGATTACCACGAGATAAACGGTCATTATTTCAGGATTCTATAACCGTAGAGGGTGTGGGGTGAGTGTTATCGCCCCACTACTTGAGCGGTTAAGCTCAAGTACTATCATAAGGAGGTTAGAATGGCAAAGAAAAAATACGAGTGGCGATGGACAGGTGATATTAAACCCAATGGACAAAAAGTTATGGTGAGAACAGATATTAAAACAGGCAAAAGAACATAACTTAAAGGAGGACTAAATGGAAGCAAGCGAGAGAGTAATAAAACTAAGGCAGAGAATGGGTCTCAGCCGTGACGCTATGGCTGCCAGGCTCGGTGTTACACCCCAGTCAATCTACCGGTGGGAGCATGGTATTAAAAAGCCCAGCAATATGGCTCTCAAGCTCTTAGAGGAGTTTGAGAAAGGAGAATAACCTAATCCCATAAGCCCTGACCCTAGACTAAAGCCGTCTGGTAACTTTGCCAGGCGGTTTCCTTTTTGAGACTATCATTGGGAATATTCGTTTTAATAATCGTGTAGTATATTAAGGGGAGGGGAGGGGGGTATCATAACGCTTTCAAAATTTAGCTTTGAAAATCCAGTTTTTAGTCTCATAACGCTTTCATAACGGTGTGACATTTTCTATAACGCTTTCAATTTTAATCTTTCAACCTTCAGTATTGGGTTATAGCGGAAGACACCAGGTAAACCTCTTATCAGGACATTCTTGTCACATAACCGTTGTAGATATTTACGCCTTGTTGCCTTTTCAGCCTTAGATGTTAAATTAAAAGCCTCATCAATTTGCCACGAACTAAACCAATGAGGTTGAGCTTTGACCCACTCATTTATTTGATTCGTTTTACTTGTCATATTAACTTACACATACTCCCTTCCTTAAATACCTCAACCGGCATAGCTCGCTTCTTATAATTACAAGGCCAGCAAGCAGGCACTATATTATTAGGTATATCTTCACCACCATCAGACAGAGGTATAACATGGTCTTTCGTAAGTCTCACATTACGTTTCCCGCAATAAAAGCATCTTTGATTATATTGGTCTTTGATAATATCCCACTCATCGGCTTTTATCTTTGAACGGCTACTAGACTTTGCCAATTTAGCATATTTATCCTTACCATCCCATTGAGTAAAAAAGATAACCCAGCAAACATCAAATCCTAAATTAACAACAGCATTATCAGGGTTATCTGCGACAAATTGATTAAATCCCACATCATCCTTTCTGTACCTTTTCCAGTTCTTAAATAGCAAACACAAATAATCTTCCCTAACGGCAAACTCAGCTATTTCCTGCATACCATTCATACTATTAGTTTAATACAAATGTGTCACATTGTCAAGCTAGTCGGGAAGCGTTATATTCGTTATAAACATTATAAACATTATATAAACTCTCTAGTGTCATCACCATAATAGCGTTGAATATTGGTAAATTGACCATTCTCATCGAAGCTATAACTCCAGGTTATGTTCTCTGGGTTCACCTTCTTTTGTGCCGGCTTCTTCGCGTGTTTTATTTTTAATTTATGGCTACCCATTGACAAGTAGATAAATGCTCTTTTAGCAGTAGACCCGCCGCCGTATGCGTAGTCTCTATCAATCACTTTCCTGACACCTTTAACATATACCACTGACGGCGGTGGGATGTGCATAGCGATAATAGCGATGCCGTTACGTTTCTTCCTAAAGATGGCGTCAATCTCGGCTCCCGCAAGGTAGAACTCACTATTGAAATCAAGATAATCAATCACTGAGATATTATCAGGATTGACAACATCGGCGAAGTTATCAAAACGCCGGTAGACTTCAAATGGGGCATCAAGAGGTATTCCCAAGTCGGTGAATCTAGCCTTCATTTGTTCCTCGCCAGTCTCACTATTAAAAAGTTCTATATCATAATTATACATATTGAGTTTGATGAAATTATAGAGATATGTAGACTTCCCTTGCTGTTTGGTGCCAGCCAATAATACTACATTACGTGGATAGATAGAAGCGTACTTTTCAATACCAAACGGCCAATGTAAAGACACGATATTTTCCGGCATGGCTTCTCTCCAGTTCATTACTTCTTTATTGACATCTATTTTCCTAAATGTACCATGAGAATTAGTTCTAGTGATAATACCTGCATCAGCCATAGTTTTGAGATAGACCCGTAAGTTACTCTTGGCAGTGGTTGTTTTGATATTAAGCTCATCCCATATCTGGCGGTTAGTAAAAGTAGTATTGCCGTCTACCAGTTCAACCCATTGGAGCACCCTGTTATAACTTAGTTCTGGCATCAATCATCCCCCCATTGCTTTTTATTACGAAGGATGCGGTTAAGTTTACGGAGTATCCGATTAAATGCTATCGGCTCAACTCTAGCAAGTCCAGCCTGATATTGCGAAGCTAAAGTAGAGATGAATGCGTTTGAATCGCTGAATGTAATCTCATAGCGCGGTGCTGTGGAATAATCAATCGAAGATGGGATAAAACCTTGAGTGA